CGCGGAAACTCCCTTTGCCTGGCAAGTCTCCCTTACACGTTCCTGTGGCTCGCAAAAGGACCCCGATGTTCAATAGAGCACGGAGTTGTCCATCTTTGTCGATCACGGGAGAATGCTTGAGGAACTGCAAGTGTCGGAATGTTTTGCACACCTCCACGCTGACAACGTACCCGGTCTTAGACACACAGCTTTGAATAGCTTCAGGTGTGCTCGGCAGCTCTTCGGCGAGGGAGATGCCAATTAAAAGGTTTGCGAGGTTGTTGATGGTTGTTGTGATGGTACTTCCAGACCAGAGTCGGGGATCAGGATACTGGAGAACGACACGTTCGTGACGTTTCTCGCGGTGTGGGTTCTGAACCACGATTGGAGCTTTGCACTGCTCAATCAGTTTCCCGACAACATGTTGATGTTGTAAAGGGAACATCTTCTGGTACAATGAGAAGATGGCAGGTGAGTGTGAGGAATCACACGTCTTGATGTCGATGTTAAACATCGCCACCTTTCCGCCCGTTCTGACGCTGTATGAACTGTCGTCAGAGAACAAAACGAAAGTGCCACGCCCTGTTGGGTTTCTTAGTTTTTCGAAACACTCGATCAGTATCGTGGGACTTGGCTTTGCAACTGTGATGATCTCAACATCGTTCACAGTCACGACTTCACCAGCTTGTGCCCTTTTGAGTTGGGCAGTGACACCGATCCCTAAAAGTGAGGCTAGCACTCCAAGGTCACCGATGAGACGAATGGCTTTCGCTGTGTCCGATTTAGCGATTTCGTCACACTTGGCTTTGTAAGTGACGTAACCGTTCTTTCTTTCGTTACTCCGGAGCCAAATTGGGTCGTAGATATTTATGTAACCTAGACAGATGAGCTCAAACATCTCCATACGCAAGTCTTTCTTGTCGTGGGGTTTGTTCACTTCTATCTCAAGGTCGTTGAGGTAATCAAAGGGGGAGAAATATGATGAGTATCTCAATGCTACTCTGGCGAGTTGAGTTTCGTGCTGCTCGATGTACATTCTCTGTGCATCACGGTATTTCTGGTCACGCGTTCCAGGAGTGTTGTCACAATGCTCTTCCTCGCTGAAGCGCAGTGACGTCATGCGGGCTTTTAGGCCGAGTGTGAGGTTGTTAGGGGAGTTGGCAAGGATTGCTCCATCATGTGGCACAGAAGGCCCGAAAACAGATCGGTACCGGCGGTCACACGCG